CCCTGACGCTATAAAACTAGCCCAAGAAACATTCGGTGGTGGGTATTTTAAGGTAAATCCGTTCCACGATATCATGATGTCGGATAACTCGGCCGATGTGGTGCTAACGGACATGGCCCTTATTTACGTAGACCCGTTCAATATCCACAGGGTTCTTCATGAAATCAAAAGAATAGCCCGTAATTACGTCGTTTTTTGCGAGTTCCATATCCCCTCATTTTGGCATCGTCTTGCTGTTTTTTTAAGAACAGGTTACTATGGACATGATTTCAAAAAAGAGCTTGAACGTGAAGGTTTTTATGACATAATCCTGTTCAAGTTGCCCCGCGAAGCGTGGCCGGGCGGGGTTCAAGAACAACACGGCTACATTATCAGAGCCAAAGTTCCGAAAAGAAAATAACATGTCCGCCACAATCGTCTTACTCGCCATTATCGCCGTTACCGAGATACTTCGCCTCGTCCTCACTCATTTGCCTACGTCAAAAAAGGCGCATTTCAAGCAGAAATTGGAAGGCGTACAAAAGATGGTGTGGGACTTGGAGTTCAAGAAGTTCAAGACGAGAGAGGTACGAGAGAGTATCCGCCAAGAGTATGATTTTATGTTGGCCCGAGCCGATTCTTTCAAGAAGCAGATTGCGGAATGGCCCAAAGACAAGGACGAGGGAGAGAGAAAGCGACTTGAAGACCAGCTTGTTCTTGTCGAACGCGATGCTGAACGCCTCCTTGCCCAAATCAAATCCCTCGACATCGAAATCGAAGGCGCGAAAAAGAGCAACGAATATCCCGACGGCGTTACAGGCATTGTTCAAAACGTGGATTCTCTCGTAGAGTTACAAGGGATGTTAAGGGATTGGATTCGCAAGCTTTAAGTGGGCACGGAAGAATTGGAAAAAAGGTGCTTAAGATATGTCCACACCAGAAGTATCTAGTGAGAAACACGCTCCACTCCGCGACGAACACGGAAGGTTGCTTCCCAACCAACCCTCCCTCAACCCACTTGGAAGGCCAAAAGGTAGTTTCTCAATAAAGACCCGGATTGTTCAGAGATTGCAAGAAAACCCCCAAGAGCTTAAAGACGTCATTGATTATCTTATTACGAAGGAACGCGCGTTGCTTTTTCAAATGATCGATGGACGACCCCATCAATCCGGCGACGTAGAAGTGAAATTGCCCCAAAACCTCATAGATTTAATCCGTCATGGAACTCCCGACAAAGAAACAGACGAGGATATTCCAACAACGCATTAAAGACGATCCCATCTTCTTCGCCGAGAAGGTGCTTGGCATTCCTTTGTGGGAGAAAGAGAAAGACATTCTTTTGGCGGTCAAGGATAACGCCGAGGTTGCCGTTAAAAGCTGTCATGCCTCCGGTAAAACCTTCACCGCTTCCCGCGTCATACACTGGTGGCTTTGCTCGGAGGAGGATTCGATTGTCATAACTACCGCGCCGACATTTCGGCAAGTGAAAGAAATCCTTTGGCGCGAGGTTCGCTCGGCGGTCTCTGGGAAACAGATATATCCCACCCATGCGGTTCTCGACACCAAAATACACCTTGGCGACAAATGGTTTGCTCTCGGCCTTTCAACGGATTCACCGGAACAATTCCAAGGGTTTCACGGGAAACGCCTTCTGGTCGTGGTGGACGAGGCAAGCGGCGTGTCGCAAGAAATCTACGAGGCCATTGACGGGCTTTCTCCTACGAGGATTTTGATGATAGGAAACCCCCTGAAAAACGAGGGGAGGTTTGCGGATTCGTTCAAGAACCCCCGCGTTCACAAGCTCACTATCTCCGCGTTTGATACGCCCAATGTCAAAGAAGGACGGATTATCATCCCCGGCCTCATCACGCAAGGCGATGTTGAGCGCATGAAAAGCTACTACGGGGAGGATTCGGATGTGTACCGCGTCCGCGTGCTTGGCGAGTTCCCCAAAGCCGATGTTGATTCTCTCATTTCCGTTGATGAGGTGTATAAGGCCATACAACGCGAGGTTACGGTTGTGCCGCAGTGGGAAAAAAAGATGGGCGTTGATGTCGCTCGGTTCGGAGACGACAGAACCGCAATACTTGTGCGGCAAATGGAGAAGGTTATACGCAAAGAGATTTTCTTCGGGCTTGATACCATGCAAATCACCGGCCATGTTTTAAGGATTGCCAAAGAGGAAGTCGTCAGGCCCGACAATATCTCCGTGGACGTGATTGGAATTGGGGCTGGAGTGGTAGACCGCCTTCGAGAGCAGGGGTGGCACGTGGAAGGGGTGAATGTCGGGGAACAGGCGGCAGACCATGAACACTACGCCAACGCGCGGGCCGAACTGTATGTTAAAGTGAAAGAGTGGCTGAAGACCGGCAGTTTCCCCAAAGATGACGACTTCTATGAGCTGGCCAACGTGAAATACAAGTTCAACTCGAAAGGCCAGCTACAAATCGAGAGCAAGGACGACATGAAAAAGCGCGGGCTTGCCTCGCCGGATGTTGCCGACGCGCTCATGCTTACTTTCGCTTCTTCCGGGTTTTTCGTTATGCCCGGACAGTCAAAACCCCTCGAAGGTTACTATCCTACGCTTGGATTATGACGCAAACCATTGAACTGGAAATCAAGAACAGCGAGAACGTCGGTAAGTTATCCACAGCCGATATTGAAAAGGTACGAACCATTTTCACAGCCCTCGTAACTTCCGGGGGGCTGACTGGGGTTAAGGGTGGGAAGACCATACTTCACTTCGACGCAACAGGAACCTTTATGGGCATTGAGCTTGACTACTGGCCTTGGCGTCGTAGGGGACATGGTGTATAGTATCCACAGATCAACCAAAGGAGGCGGCTATGAACCGTTTTTGGCACATCGAGAAGTCCGTGCTTCTCGACTTCAAGATCGGGGACGACTGCACCATCCACGCCCCGGTGTGGATCGGTAACAACGTTCTCATCGGCAACCGCGTTAAGATTCAGGCGTTTGCCTTCATTCCCGAAGGCGTTACGCTTGAGGACGACGTTTTCATCGGCCCCCACGTTACGTTTCTCAACGACAAGCTCCCGCCCTCGACGACGTGGGAACCCACGTTCGTCAGGGCCGGAGCGTCGATAGGGGGCGGCTCCACGATTCTTCCCGGTGTTACTATCGGCGAACACGCGCTTATCGGAGCCGGTTCGGTGGTAACGAAAGACGTTCCCGCAAAAGAAATGTGGGCAGGCAACCCGGCCTCGCTTCTTCGCAAGAGCGATTATCGGGTTGAACAACTCGCTCGCAACTTCCGCACTTGACAGTTCCTTCGGAAACATTACAATAACTGCATATCCCAACCTCAACATGAGGCGGTGCTTGTTAAAAGCCCGCCTTTATTTTTATGGCAGAATACGCCGCGCCACCCATACAACTTTCTCCCCTCATCGAGAAACTCAAAAAGGAAAAAGAAGCCGCCAACAAACTCCAAGAGCGGAAGCATGAGGATTGGCGCGACAACTATGAGTTGTATCGTAATCGCGTCAAAACAAACCGCTTGACCCAGCGCCAAGCGGTCAATATTCCCTTAATGAAGGAGACCATTAAAACGCTCCTTCCCAAGATAGATGAAGACGTGAATGTCGAATGGAGGGAGTTGGGTGGAGACGAAGACAAAGAGATTCTGTTGCAGGAAATCTGGGACATGAATCGGAAGGAAAACAAGCTCGACCTCACGGATTCTTTGGACAAGAAGAACGTCCTGTTGTACGGCATAGGCACCAAGAAGCTCAATTTGGGAGATAAGGGAATCAGCATTACCTCTCTTGACCCGTATGATGTCGGCTTTGACCCCCTCATGTCCGTCAGCGACATTGAATCCTCCCGCTTCATCGTTCACCAAAACATATTCCGTTCCGTACGCGAAATCATGGCTGACGAGCGTTACGAGGATGAAGGAAAGAAAAAACTGTTCATGTGGGTTGAATCCCCGGCGGGCATCTCGCAAAGCGAGGAGAACAAGAAGGCGTGGGAGGCAAAAATGGAACGCTTGAAGGATATGGGCGTTGAGCACCAAGATTTTCCCCTCTTTGCCGGGGGAGACAGAATCGTAAATCTCACGGAACACTTCACGAACGTTTGGAACACCAAAAACAAAGCATGGGAGCGACGGGTGGTGGTGTACGCTGATGAGTGGATTGAGCTTTTGAACGAACCCCTGAAGGATATGATAGGGGTGGACTTCTGGCCGTTTACTGTATGGGCGGAAGACCCTGAACACGCCGACATCTATTCGGATTCCGTCGCAGACCTTGTGAGAACGCCGAACAAGGTTCTCAACGTGTGGTTCTCGCAAATGCTTGAAAACCGGACGTTGAAAAACTTTCAAATGCACTGGTTCCTTCCCCAGAAGGGATACATCCCCCAAACCTACGTTCCCGGCCCCGGAGCCATGCTCCCCGCCCCGCCCGGAGATGACATCAACAAAGTTATCAAACCCGTCGAAATCTCCGGCCTTGAAGATACGATGGCCGCCATTAACGCGCTCACCATGATTGTTGAGCGTGGAACGGGGGCGACGGCCATCGAAAAGGGCACAGCCGAAAAAGGCACACAGACGCTTGGCGAGGTGCAGATTCTTGTTGGGAAATCCGTCGAGCGTGCAATCGGCATGGCGAAGTTCTATCGTATGGCGTGGTATGAGACGTGCGTGAAGTGGTCTAAAATGCTTCATGCAAACGCCCCGAAAATCCTCAACCTCTACAAAACCTCACGAACTGGGAAAGTGTATACCAAGCGGGTGTACGCATCCGATTGGAAATCCGACGTGGGATATGAACCTGAAATCATTTCGTCTTCCGAGCGCGAGCAAGATGTGGTAAAAAGTATTCAAAAGTTCATGTTCCTGCTTGGACAGTTCCCCAACAATGGCGCCCTGCGAAAGATAGCCCAACGCAGAATGTTGGAAAGCGTTGACCTTTCTCCCGAGGAGATGAAGCAAATCAACGAGGATGAGACCGCTTCGGTTGTGAACGAGGGTATGATGCAACCCCAGCAACAGCTGCAGGACTTTAGCCAGATAGAGGATAAAATTAACCAGTTGGCCGGCATGGCGGCTTGATATGAGCAACGATTTTTTGGACAAGTTCAATAGAAAACTCGAAACCGCGCTTACTGCGGCGAAGGAACGGCGGCTTGAGGACGAACGGAGGCGTTTGGTAACGACGGTTGGGCAGGACATCGCCAACATGCTCATCCCCACGCTCCAAGACATCGCTAAATCGGCCAAACTGTCGAGAGAAGATTTAGGCGAGATAATGATGGGGCTACGCGCAGAGGTGGCGGACAGAGAAATGCGCGGTGTTGACACTACTCCGATTATCACGGCTATCGAGGAGGCGTTGAGCAATGTGCAGATTCCCGAACCAAAAGTAACCGTCAGCGTTCCCCCCATTACAATACCTGAAATCGTGATGCCGAAGGAAATGGACGTTAAGGGATGGGTTCGGCTTATGGGGGTGGACTTGAACAACCCCCTTCCGGTTCAATTGCGAGACGCGAAAGGAAATCCTTTAAATCTTTTTGAAAACCTAACGCAGATTGTTTCGGGCGGTGGACGACATAACTTCCCAACCATTAAAGGGTTTTCACAATCCGCGTATTCGGAGTTAATGAATGCTGACGGCCGCTTGCGGGTTTCTGTGGAGACGGGGGGCGGTGGATTGACTGACACGGAACTTCGTGCAACAGCCGTTCCGGTTTCGCAGGTATCGGGCGCCATCTGGAGTACCGCCGTCATAGACATTTTTGGATCAACGGCGGTTTCAAGCGTTTTTAACGCAGACAACAGAATCAAGGTTTCCGTTGAAACCGCGGGTACGGGACTTACCGACACAGAATTAAGAGCGTCGGCGGTACCAGTGAGCCAAGTCAGCGGGGCGTCGTGGTCTACCGAAGCGACGCAGGCCGGTACATGGAATATCGGCACGGTTACTACGGTTACAGGTATAACCAACAGCGTCGCCTCCGCTCTCATTGATTCAACCGGTGTGCAATACAGCGGGAGCAACCCGGTTCCCATTTCCGGCTCCGTCAGCGTGAGTGGAAGTATTGCGTCAGTAAACGCCTATCTCATCAATGGCGACGGTTCCTATCGAGACACCGTGCCGATTTCTGGTTCCGTGTCTCTTTCCGGTTCTCTGACCTCAACCGTCGTAACCGGCCCGACACCCGTAGACGCTAACGATGACGGGACGGCACCGGTTCAGATTGGGGGCATAGCACGGACGGCCAACCCAGCTGCCGTGTCTGCGGGGGATGTTGTGAAACCGACCTTTGACGACCTCGGCAGACAAACCTTTCGGCCGGTTCAAGTGAGGGATTTAATCGTTACCGCCTACGTCTCGCTCA